CATAACTGGAGTTGAAGCGGATAAAAGAGCAAAAGCTTACGCAAAAGCAAACAATATTGAAATGGACGGCAGAATGCCTATCTTCACAAGCGAAGCGCAACGAGATGCTATGTACGCTGCAGGTTTTAGAGGAACTGGCAGGATTAAATATTCTAAAAAAGAACTAGCCGCTAAAGCAGCAGCAAATGAGGCTGCTAAAACTCCAGCGCAAAAAGCGCAAGAAGCGATGGTTGCTGAAGCCGCAAACAGAAAAGTTCCTACAGGAACCCTTAATCCAGATCAGTATAGGCTTTTAAAAAATGAAGACCTTATGGATGATGACGATGACTTCTTTGAAGATACAGAAGGTAGATTTGGACAAGCGGGTACAGTTTATAGCAAAGATTTTAGTGAAAGCATTGTAGATGACGTTTCTGCAGAAAGAGCGCAACTTAAAAGAGATGCTATGGCCGCAAACTTGGCTCTTGGTATCGATGAGCCTGTAGGTAATGTTAGAGATCCTAACGTGGGTTCAGTCAATGAATTGTTTCCTGATGCGCCACAAGCGCCTACACCTCCACAGTTACCTGAAGCCCGTGAAACTTATATTCCAAGCAATATTCTTGGGCCTGCCTTTGATCCTAAAGATCGTGAAGCTTATGCGGCTAAGGTTCAAGCGCAGCGTGAACAAATGCAACCTGGGGGAAACATACAGTCTGGTGGCTATCCAACAGCTACAAATCCATTTTCAGCAGTTCCACAAACCCAGTTTGGTGGTTACGGCGCTCAGATGCCTATGCAGGCATTGAATCCATACGCAGGTATGGCTAGAAGAAATCCTGCTAAAACCGACTTCTTTCCTGATTACATTCAAAGACCTCAACCAGTAATGCAAGGTGACGGGCAAACATAAGAATGGATTCAATTTCTTTAGCGGCGTACATATACAAAAAGCTTAATCAATTTGAGGAAGCTCACGTTGACTACATAACATCTGGCCATGTTAAGGACATGGAGGACTACAAGTTTGCAATGGGTGAATTATCGATGCTTCGCACCCTGCGCGATGAACTAAAAGAAGCGTTGCAGATTGAAGGAGATCCCATCGATGAGTGATCTATTATTAGATTCCATCGCAAAACCGTCCGTATTGGGCGCATATGTGAGTGAAGAAGAGAAGGTATTAGACCCTTCTGTGCTAGACAAGTCCTTGGTTGAAAGAATGCCAAACCCTTCTGGGTATCGTTTATTGGTCCTCCCTTACAAAGGTAAAGGTACGACTGATGGTGGTATTCAATTAATCCAATCTACGTTAGATAAAGAAAATCTAGCTACATCTGTTTGTTATGTAATGAAAATGGGGCCATTGGCTTACAAAGATTACGACAAGTTTGGTGATGAGCCTTGGTGTAAAAAAGGCGATTGGGTTCTTATTGGTCGTTATGCAGGCTCAAGATTCTCTTTAGAAGATGATCATGAAGTCCGCATCATTAACGACGATGAGGTTATTGGAACTATTCTTAATCCAGATGACATTAAGTCTGCATAGGTGAAATATGAGCGAAGAAACATTAACAGAGGCATTGTCTAAGCTAGACGATGATAGCTCTGTAAGTAATGCTGCAGTGCCTTCGGGCCGCAGAGTTGAAGAAGAGCTTCAAGAGGGAGACGCAATAATTGAGTTTTCTGAAGAGGAAGCAGAGGAGATTGCTCCTGTAACAGAGGATTCTGTTAAAGAAGACTTTGAAGCATCTTATGATAATGCTGAAGAAGAACTATCTGAAGCTGAAGTAAAAGCAAAGACCGCGCAAGCCAGAATTAACCAAGCGGTTAAACAAGCTAAAGAATATCAACGCAGGGAACTACAAGCCCTGCAGTTTGCGAAAGAGTTGCGGGATCAGAACCAACAACTGTCTGATCAATTGCAAAACACTCAAGCGTCTGGTGCTGAACAAAACCTTAAGATTCAAGAAAGCTATGGTAATGAGTTTGCTACCCGTGTAGACACTCAAGCTGAAGCTGCCAAAAGAAATCTTAAGTCTGCGTATGAATCAGGCGACCCTGAAGCTATGGCTGACGCACAGCAACTTCTCGCAAGAGCAGAAGCGGATAGAAGTGCTTTAGCAAAGTATCAGCAGGAACTTGAAGAGTACAAGGTGCAGTATTCAGATTGGCAAGAGCAGCAGCGTTACGCTCAAGAGCAAGCGCAGCAATATGTTGAGCCTGAATATCAGCAACAGTATCAAGAGCCTCAATACCAAGAACCTTCAAACAAGTCTCAGGATTGGGCTACGAAGAATGAATGGTTTGGTAAAGATAAAGTAATGACCAATGTAGCGTTTGCTATTCATCAAGATCTTGTTGATCAAGGTGTTGACTTAGAGTCAGATGAATACTACGCTCAAATTGATTCTCGTATGAGATCTGAGTTACCTCAGAAATTTAACGAGCAAAATTTCGCGGGAGGCAATCAACAATCCGTCCAAACGGTTGTCTCTGGATCGCGCACGACTGGAAGTGGACGCAATCAAAACTCTCGTAGAGTTGCACTGAACCCAAGCGAACAAGCATTAGCAAGGAAACTTGGAGTTCCGTACAAAGAATACGCAAAACAGAAAATGAGGTTACAACGATCATGAGTGAAGAGCAAAAGGCAGGCTCTAATAGAGCACCCAGAGGTAGCAGCGGAAGAACAGCTACTGAAGCTAGAAAGCCATGGCGTAGACCTCAAGCATTGGAAACACCAGAACCGCCTCCAGGCATGAAGTATCGTTGGGTGAGAACCCACATGCGCGGTGAAGCAGATAAGACCAATGTCCACATGAGACTTCGTGAGGGGTACGAACCTGTACATCCTAGCGAGATCGAAGGCTACGATCTCCCCGTCTTAGACGAAGGAAGTCATGCTGGTACTGTGGGTGTAGGTGGTCTGATGCTTACCAAGATACCTGAAGAAACGGTGAACGAAAGAAATGCTCACTTTGAGCAGCAAACTAATCAACAGATGAATGCTGTTGACAATGATTTGATGCGCGATGAGCACCCTGCAATGCCAATCTCTAACGAGAGAAAGACGCAGGTTTCATTTGGTCGAGGCAGAAAGTAGCCTCGTTTTGATTGTGTTTATTAATTAGGAGATTCCAAAATGGCAAATCAAGATGCCGCATTTGGCATGCGTCCAGCACGAATGATAGGGGGAGCACCCTACACTGGCGGACAAAGCCGATATAGAATCGCTGCTAACTATGGCACTGCTATATTCCAAGGGGATATGGTTATGCAAGTTACTGGTGGTACAGTAGAAGTTCACGCTGACGCAGGCACTGTGCCTATCGTTGGTGTATTTAACGGTTGCACCTATACCGATCCAACAACCAAGAAGACTGTATTCAGTAACTTCTATCCAGCAAGCACCAATGCTTCTGACTTAATTGCTTTCATCATTGATGATCCAATGGTTGTGTTTGAAATCCAAGCTACTATTGCGTTCCCGATTGCAGACTTGTTCGGCAACTTCGATATCGTTTATACGACAGCAGGAAGCACGGTAACTGGTATTTCTGGTGCTGAGTTACAGGTAACAGACGGTGGTACTGCCACTTCACTTGCTCTTAAGGCAATTGACATATCTGAAGATCCTGAAAACTCAGATGTAAGCGCAGCACATACCAATGTGTTGGTAACTATTCAAAACCACTTGTTCGGCGTTAAAGGCGCTGGTCTAGCTTAAGGGAGTTAATTCATGGCTATTTCAAGAGCACAATTAGCCAAAGAGCTAGAGCCTGGCCTCAATGCTTTATTTGGTATGGAATATGCGCGTTATGAAAACGAGCACGCTGAGATCTTTGAAACTGAATCTTCTGACCGAGCGTTTGAAGAAGAGGTTTTGATCGTAGGCTTTGGTAATGCACGGGACAAGTCTGAAGGTCAAGGTGTCGGTTACGACTCTGCGTCTGAAGGTTTCACCGCTCGTTACACACACGAAACTGTTGCACTGGCTTTCGCTTTGACGGAAGAAGCAGTAGAAGATAATTTGTATGACCGCCTTGGCGCACGTTATACAAAGGCTCTTGCACGCAGCATGGCACACACCAAGCAAGTTAAAGCTGCTAACGTCTTGAACAATGCGTTCAATTCTAGCTTTGCTGGCGGTGACGGTGTTGAGTTGATTGATGATGCACACCCCTTAGCTGGTGGTGGTACATTCTCAAATCGTCCTTCAGCGTACTCAGATTTGAACGAAACATCTCTAGAAGATGCTTTGATCAACATCTCTACGTTTGTTGATGATCGAAACATGATCTTGGCTCTGCAAGGAACCAAGCTTATTGTTCCACCTCAACTTCAGTTTGTTGCTGATCGTCTATTAGAAACACCAGGGCGTGTAGCTACAGCGGACAACGACATCAATGCTATTAGGAACATGGGACTGTTGCCACAAGGCTACGCAGTAAACCATTTCTTAACAGACACTGATGCTTGGTTTGTCTTGACTGACTGCCCAGATGGTCTAAAGCACTTTGAACGTAGCCCGATTTCAACTTCTATGGAAGGTGACTTCGACACAGGCAACGTGCGATACAAGGCTCGTGAACGCTACAGCTTCGGCTTTAGTAACCCACGCGCAGTGTTCGGATCGCAAGGTGCGTAATTGTTTCATGTGAAACAATAAAGGAAGGGGCATTTGTTGCCCCTTTTCTTTATGTGTGATATAAAAAGTTATTCCTGACAGGCGCATACCGTGCCTGACACTAGCCACGACAGGAGATCCTCATGGCGAATACAACCTTTAATGGTGCAGTCCGTTCCGAGAACGGTTTTAAAGTTATTTCTAAAAGCTCAACAACTGGCGCAGTTACTGACGTAGTCGATATTGCTTCTACTGGTATCGTAACCGCTAAGTATCTTAAGCACGTTGGGTACGCGACTGGCGTTACTGTAAACAGTACTGCTGGCGATAGCCCGACTATAGGTGAGTTTACTCAGCCTGCTAACACAATCATCACTGACATTAAGATCTTTTGTGATGTTGCTCCAGTTATTGGAACGGGTGATATTGGTTATGAGGTTGGTACTGCTAGTTCTGGCGCACAAATCGTAGCGGCTCAGACTGATGAAATTCTTGATGGCGGTACAACGGTTGTTGCACACAATGTGACTTTGACTACTTTGGTTGTTCAAACACAGGATGGCACAACAGCCCCAGCTTCTGTTCAATACACAGACACTGCAAGAACTATCTTCTGCAACATCACTAACACGGTTGATGCTACAACAGCGGGATCGTTTACGTTCATTATTGAATACGTTCAGATAGCGTAATAGGGGATTGTTATGGCTGACGCAGTTACCTCTCAAACCATCCAAGATGGTGAACGAAAAGCTGTTTTAAAGTTTACAAACATCAGTGATGGCAGTGGCGAAGCCGCTGTTAAGAAGATTGATGTAAGCGCCCTTTCAGCTAACAGTGCTGGCGCAGCTTGCACTGAAGTCGCCGTAGCTAAAATTTGGTGGCAGTGTGTCGGCATGGGTGTTGAGTTATTAAATGATGCTGATGCAGATACTTTAATTATTGGTTTGTCGCCTGACTCAAATGGATACCATGATTACTCAGACTTCTCAGGCATTCCAAACAATTCTGGAGATGGAAAAACTGGCGATGTGATGTTTACCACTATTGGTGCAAGTAACACCGATACTTATACTGTCATTATTGAAGTTCTAAAGAGTTATTAATGGCTACTTCAGGAAGTAGGGACTTTGAGCCAGATGTCGCGGAATACATTGAGGAAGCATTTGAAAGATGTGGACTTGAGTTCCGCACAGGCTACGATGGTGTAACAGCTAGGCGTTCGCTCAACCTGCTTTTTGCTGACTGGGCAAACAGAGGGCTAAACCAGTGGACGGTAACCAATACAGCAACAACCCTTACCCAAGGCGCTGAGTTCATTGAGTTATCTGGCAGCACCATTGATGTTCTTGATGTTGTCATTAGGCGAACTGATGGCACAACAACCACTGACATAAGCATGGATCAAATTGGTAGGTCTGAGTATTGGAACCTACCAAATAAATCTACTCAGTCTAGACCAACACAATTCTTTTTAGACAAGCAAATAACACCCAAGCTTTACATTTGGCCTGCATCTGAAAATGCTACTGACCAGTTGATTATTAATCGGCTTGTTCGCATAGAAGATGCTGACGCAAGCGTTAATACGGTAGGCGTGCCATTTAGATTCTACCCATGTCTAGCTGCTGGATTGGCGTATTACATTGCGCTTAAGAAAGCCCCAGACCGCGTACAGATGCTTAAGGGCTTGTATGACGAAGAGTTTGCCAGGGCTGCAGACCAAGATCAAAGTAGGGCTTCATTAACAATCTCACCTGGTCTTAGGTCTAGGATAGCGTAATGTCTTTTGCGTCTGGCAAATACGCTCTTGCCATCTGCGACAGGTGTGGCTTTGAGTACAAATACACTAGCTTAAAAAAAGAGTGGACTGGCTTTAGAGTTTGCAACGAGTGCTTTGAAGTAAAACATCCACAGCTTGAGCCTGTTAATCATATTGCTGATGCTGAAGCTTTGCAGCACCCAAGACCGGCAGTAAATGCGGCAGATGTTGCTGGTGCCGGTGTGGTTAGGACCATAGATGCAAACAAAGTCATGTCGGTAACTGATGACGTTATTGGTACAGAGTTTAGTCAGGATGCTTCTACAGGCGAAATTGGTACGGTAACGGTGGTTATAACATGAGTTTTACATTAGCGACATTGAAGTCAGCGGTACAAGATTACTGCGAAACTGCAGAAACTACCTTTGTATCTGACCTAGATATATTTATAAAAGAAGCTGAAGAGCGGATCTTAAAGAATGTAGAACTGCCCGTGTTTAGAAAAAACGTCACGGGTACTGCAACCACAAGCAACCCATACGTTTCTACGCCATCTGACTTCTTGGCTCCTTATAGCTTTGCTGTAATCTCAAGCAGCATATATTCGTACCCACTTCTTAAGCACGTTTCGTTTATAAGAGACTACACGCCAAACGCATCTACTACAGGCTTGCCAAAGTATTATGCATTGTTTGATGACACTACCTTTTTGGTAGCGCCTACCCCTGACGCTGATTACACAATAGAATTACACTACAAGTTTAGGCCAGCATCACTAACCACAACTTCAGGGTCCGAAACCACTTGGCTTTCTGACAATGCACCAGATGCGCTTTTGTACGGTACACTTGTAGAAGCGGCAACCTTTCTAAAGGTTCCAGAAGAGATTGGCCAGTACGAGCAAAGGTTTATTGCCGCTACCGCTGCGCTTAAGAAGCTTGGCGAAGGTTATGGCGCTCGTGATGAATTTAGATACGATATTTCTAGGGGATAACATTGGCATTTTTTGAAGCTCCAAAACTTGAAATTGGTAATGTATTAGTAACGACTACAACCAATAAAGGGCATGACCCTGAGTTTTGGGCGCAAACAATAGCTGACAGAGTTGTAAGCGTTGGCGGTAATTGTCATCCTGCTATTGCTCAACAGGCAGAAGAGTTTAAAGAGGCGGTTAAGGCTACGGCTTTACACTATATTAAAGAAGCAATTAAAAGCGATAGGACTACACTTACCGCTGAATTTGAACGTCAAGGCCATAAGGATATGGCTGATATAATTAGGAGGCTATAATGGCTATTAGCACTGCAATGTGTACTTCGTTTAAGGTTGAGATTTTAAAGGGTGTCCATAATTTCACCGCTGCGGGAGATCAGTATAAACTTGCG